TTTTGCCTGACTTGCGGGACGACAGGCGGGATATGGTCTACCCTTGTCTTTCTTAGATTTGGTTCGACCGCATTTCTTACCGGTTTTGACGTCTCGCCAATCCTCCTTAAACCACTTCGTTAACCCGCCTCTCGTTTTAGGCATAAGTTCCGCCACGCTTTTTGTACGTTCTCACGAGCCAAGCGTTGGCATATGCAGACGGATAAACTTTAAATTTTTTCTTAGCTTCATTCTTTACCCTTGCGTAAAGCTTAGGATTTTTAGGCTTCGGGCTTGAAGACTTTTTTCTAGCTCCTTTTACGGCCATTACTTCTTACCCTTTTTAGCTTTTTTCTTGTAGCTGATTTTCTTACCTGACTTTTTGGCTGCCTTCTTTGCAGCTTTCATTCCCTTAGTGTTGTATGCGTATTTTTTCCCGCCGACCATAGGCATAGCAAAACCTCCATAAATGTTTGCTACATAATACAGGATTTTCTAGCAAAATAAACCCCACGCGTTAGAGAGAGGACACGCGTGGGGGAGCGACCAATATTATCGATGCTCTAGCGGCAAAAGGAAGGGAAAAACCGCTAAGCTTAGTCTGACAGGAAAGAGTCAATTTTTCAATTTGTATAAATTGATTCGTATTTTTAACTTTTTTAAAAATGTCGATCTTGTAAGTCATTGATTTGCCTAGGTTTTTTTGTTGTTGACGTTAACATTATGTTAGAGTATTGTTAATGTATAAAAAATGAAACGGAGAAGAAAATGAAAATTACTAAGAGACAAGAAATCTGGATCGAAGAGTTCTTTAACGATATGGGTGGATGTGAAGTAAGAGGTCGTGACCGCGCTCAAAGATTAGGGCGTCCAGAAATTAGAAGTAAAAAGCACAATATCCTAGCAATCAAATGGGACAGCTTAGAAAATGGCTTTTGCTTATGTAACGACGGAATACGCAGACAGTTGTACTCTTGGGAAATTTTTAGCGGTGAATGTTTTCACTAATCAACAGGGGGGCTTAGTCCCCCCAGAAAGGAGCCTCTTATGGCATATACACCTCGCACTAACAACCCTATCACTTTTGGCATCAGCCTCAATGGCCAAAAATCTTATACTGGCTTAGAGGTGGAGCACTTTTGGGAGTGCGCCGATAATATCGAGCCGCGTCAGCTCATGAACGACTATCGTGATTTTCTGCAAGCTTGGTTGCATGGCAAAATCAAGAAAAGCACTTTGGTCGACATCGACGTGCTTAAACTCTTCGCGGGCGATTTAGACAATCGCGCTGACATCGATTACCGCGAGGGACACTGGGACGACGACCCAGACATCGTGGCGGGTGGTAAATACTTCGCCAAAAAACAAGCTGAGCTTTACGCTCATATAAAAAAGGAAGGAGCTTAGGCTCCTTTCCGCTTGACGTTAACAGATTGTTAACGTAAAATATTTATATAGCGAATCAAAAGGAGGAGTAGCTATGAGATTATATACTAACAAAGACGGCCAGTGGTTTGGCACTCAGAGAGACGCCCAGAAAGGCGCTCCGAGAAACTGGGTCGAGGTTGATGTCCCGACATCAAAGCAAGATCTGATTAACTGGCTCAACGCCAATCAGGTTGGAGGCGGCTACGACAGGCCGGTGGTAACTCGCAATCCTGACGGTGTCATTGTTGCACCTTATGATCCTGATGCGCCGGTAGGTCCTTACGAGCCAGAGCTTGAAAGCTCCGACGACGTCAGGCTCATCAAGAGCGCCGAGAGTTGGGTGCAGTGGTCGCTAGATACTTTGATCAGGGGCGACAAAGCTGAGGCAATCGATATGCTCAAGAAAGGTCTAAAAGCTCAGAAGGGGGTCGCGTAATGCTGATAGTTAAAGCAGAGGACTTAGATCCGATCCTAGATTGGCTTCGAACTTGCCCATGCGAATACACGGTAAGCTCGATGCAAGGCGGCAACGTTCACGTCAAGTTTCAGTTAGATTGCGTGAACATAGAAAAGGTCAAAGCTGATGCCACTACAACTTAGCGATCTTGACCCAGAAATGATAACCAAACTCGGCTTAGGAAAGGAGGCTGCAAAGCCGAGGGAATACAAGTTCACCAAAGATCAGGTTCGAACAAATGCACTTAACGTGATGTCCGTGATATCGAAGCTGTCCCAAAGTGAACGACGTCGAGTTCTCGAACATTGTTTGAAACTCAACGATGTATAGGAAAAGGAGCTTCGGCTCCTTTTTCGCTTGACGTTAACAGATTGTTAACCTATTCTAAATGTATAACGAATCAAAGGAGAAGTAAAATGGGTTTACATATAAGTGTTTATAGATGGGGTAAAATGGATTGCTCAAATGACGGTATTTCAAAATACCACGATGATTTAACTGTGGTAAATTTAGATGGTCCGTTTGAGCCAGATGAAAAAAGTCCGGCGGTTTTGCTTGTAGATGATATGCCATCAGGCAGACCATACCCAAAATTAGTTCCGGCCGAATGGAATGAAGAGAAGGGTGAATGGCTTCGATGTGAGGGTTGGTATATGGATGGCGGTAACTATGGAGGAACTTCTGACAGTCGATTTAAGGCTGAAGGAATGAGCCACAATATTTTACCTATTCACGATAGAAAAGAATAAGGAGGAGTAATGTCAAAAGAAGAAACGGAGGAGCGTCAAGCTCCTCTACAAAAAATTAGCCTAAAAAAGTATTTCGAAAAAAAGGAGAAGGAGAAAAAAGATGGCTAAAAAAAGTCATGGAAAAGCAAGTGTAACTAGTCCAACGATTAAAAAAAGCAGCAGAGCGGGTATGCCTACGCATGATTTTGACGCTTATGAAGAGTATTTTGGTAGTCCATATAAAAAATATTTAAAAGATACCGGTAAAATTACTCCGGATATGTGGACTAAAGAAACTGTGATTAGAGATGAAAACGATCCACCTATTTACGACGAAGTTGTTGCGGGTCTATCTGTCCCAAGATCAAGTTTGTATATGTACAATAAAAATAAGCGTGGAGACTTTGCGCTGAAGCAAACGCAAAAAAACTTGATACAAGCCGAAAAGTTTAGCTTATCGAATAACTTTGTAAAAATGGCGGTATCTTTATCTTTTTCCTATCCGCAATATATCAGCCAGTTACTTCCAAAAGC